AGTATTACTTGTAGTAGTTCTACACCAAGTACAAGCGGATGAAATGACACACAAGTTCAAGAACCCTAGCTTTTCAGGTATTGGTACATCTAGTCACTATCTGACTATAGAAAATCAAGAGTTCAACAGAAAAGAAGCTATACGAGAAGAACTCAGAGCATACACAGAAGACCTAGAAAGAGAAGCAGAAAACACTACATTAGCCCGTTTCATACGAAATTTGGAATCACGCATCTATGCCCAGCTTTCAAGACAATTAGTAGATAGCCTGTTTGGTGAGACTGCTTCTGACTTTGGTACTTTAGAATTAGAAGGAAACACCATAGAATACAGAGTAGAAGACGATAAGGTAACATTAATAATTACAGATGAAGAAGGCAATACAACAGAAATTACTGTACCTCTTGGTTCCTTTACTTTCTAGCTGTGCTTTAATTGTAGACCCTTTAGATAATGGGCTACCGCCCATAAGAAGTATTGATTCAGCAGAGGTTGGTATCTTGTTAACCAAACTATCAGAAGCACCTGTACCTATACGCAAGCCTGTAGTGGCTGTATATCCTAACTCTTTTAAAGATGATACAGGTCAACGTAGATCTAACAGTCAGTACGCTAGTTTTAGTACAGCTATTACACAAGCCCCGGACGCTTACTTAATTAGAGCATTACAACACTCTAATGTATTTGATGTAGTAGAACGTAAAGGTTTAGATAACCTCACTAAAGAAAGACAAATCATACGTACAACACGTGAATCGTTTGATGAAAAACAAAAGGTCAAACCGTTATTATTTGCAGGTTTGTTAATGGAGGGAGGTGTCGTAGGTTATGAAACCAATATTAAATCAGGTGGTGCCGGTGCAAGATACCTTGGAATCGGTGCATCAAAAGAATATAGACAAGATTCTGTAACCATATCTCTACGAACAGTGTCTGTTAGTACAGGCAAAATATTGTTTGAAGTACTAGTAACCAAGTCAATTCTTAGCGCATCTGTATCAAATGACATATTTAGGTTTTATGCCAACAACACTGAATTAGTTGAAATTGAGAGCGGTATAGTAGAAAATGAGTCTGTAAACATTGCTTTACAAATGGCAATAGAGACAGCAGTGTTACAAACAATAGAGGAGGGTTATAAAGAGGGCTATTGGAAACAAAGAAAGGTAGAAGAATGAAAAAACTCTTAATAATATTATTCATGTCCCTTCCTCTGGTCGGTGCTGACAATGAAATATTCATAGACCAGTCAGGTGCTACATCTAATTTAGACATTGAACAAGTTGGTGGTAGTGGCAACATCATTGGTGGTGCTGATGCCGCAGCTGGTTCTATGACTGCACTAGATATCGATGGTGCAACCATGACGTTAGATATTCTGCAGAAAGGTTCAACAAACAAATTTCTTGGAGACATCTGGGCAGATACTTATACAGGGTACTTCTCATTCATAGGTGATAGCAATACTTTTAATATGTCTACAGACGAAACAAACGCTACTGGAGCTGATGGCTCTAACGTAAACGTACAAGTCACAGGCAATACAAATACCATGACGTTAAATCATGCTATGACTGCACTTGCAGCGAACTTAGATTTAGACTGGATAATACAGGGTGGAGGCAACAGTATTACAGCAGCCATAGATGTAGACGGTGCTACTAACTACATGGATATAGATGGTTCAGACAACACAGTAACCTACGATGGTGACGGTTATGCTGGTGGTTACTTCTACCTAGATCATACAGGTGGATCAAGAACATTTAACATAGATCAGGAATCTACATCTGATAATGATTGGCTTAAGATTACATCTGTTGGCTCTAGCGGTACTGTCTGTGTTACTCAGTCAGACGCAACAACTTCATTCGTCTGTTGATATAGGCTCTATATCTGAGCTCAGAGGCAACGCACAAGTTTTAAGAGACAAGCCTTACGGAGCTGAACTAGACTTCGGCATACTCAGTTATGACAAAGTAGAAACTGCAAATGGTCGTATGGGTATTACGTTTATCGATGATACTCAAATAAGACTGACAGAAAACTCACAAGTGTTGATTGATGAGTTTATCTTTGATCCTGACCCAGATAAATCTAAAATGGCTTTGACTTTTGCTAAAGGCACGGCGCGTTTCGTCACAGGCAAGCTCAATAGAGTATCGAAAAAGAATATCAAAATACGGACAAACTCTGCTGTTGTCGGAATAAGAGGGACGGACTTTACTATAACTGTAGATGAACTAGGAAGATCATTAGTTATTCTACTACCTAACCCTGATGGTACGTCTAGTGGTGAGATAACAGTTGAAACGGGTATGGGTATGGTAATACTTAATCAACCTTATGAATCTACTGTAGCCAGTGCATTTGAACAAGCACCTACAAGTCCTGTTATATTAGACATTACCTTAGATCTAATCGACAACATGCTCATTGTAAATCCACCAGAGCAAACACAAGAATCGTTAGAGCAATCACAGACACAAGCCTCTGCTGACTACCTGGACTTCAACGATCTTGACATAGACTTTCTTGCCGAAGACTTCTTAGACGCAGAAGCAGAGCTAGAATTTACTGAGCTAGATATTAACTACCTAGATGTAAACTTTTTAGAAGACTTGCTCAACGTACTAGATGCACTGGCTATATCTAAAGAAGAGGACGCACTTAAACAAGGTGGCGTAGGTATACGTATAGTTGGAACAGAAATAGGCCAGGACAAAGACACACAGATAACCACTATAGTATCTGGGCAAAATATAAGTTTGACCAGGAAAGTAAGTCAAAGTGCAAAACTAACTCTAGATGGGTCAAACAGCTACACTGTTATCTTGATACAGGATGGTGTATCTAATACGGTTAAAATTAATGGTGGATCTTCAACAACGATTACAATAAAACAAGGGACAGGATAAACATATTCACCTTGATGCCCTAATAATATAAACTAAGTCAATGGCAATATTCGGTAAAGACATCACAGCAGCGGACTTAGCTGTGGGCAATTTACAAGGCTCTGACAAAAAAGCATCAGAGTTTAGTAAAGCTTTGCGATTTGGTTTAGATCAACCTACCGAGAACGTTGCTACCACTCTAAAAGCATTAGGATTTGATACACAAGCAGACTCGTTAAGCGGTCTAGTAGATGCCCCTGAAAACTATGAATCAGCAGCAGCTAGGTTTATGAATCCAGAAGGAGAAGGACTTTTAGACTTTAGCTACAAAGATTTACCCTTAGCTATAGTAGAACAAGCAGGGCAACTAGGCGGATCTATGTTGTCTAGAGCTGGGGGTCTTGCATTAGCAGGACCTGTAGGAGCTTTACTTGGACCAGCATTGTTTGAAGCAGTGCAGATAGCAGGCCCTGTAGCATTAGAAAGAGCCAGAAACAATGGTAGAGAAGAACCTAACTGGGAAGATTGGTCGGGTGCATTAGGTACATCTGCATTCTCAGGAGCTTTGAACGCAGTAGGTGTACAAGGCATCGGTAGACTTAACTCTACAATAGCTGGATCAGCTCTTCGTGAAGGTGTAACGGAAGGGTTACAAGGAGCAACTGAACAAATAGGGAGCACAGGACTAACAGAAGCTGGGTTACAGATAGATCCTAAACAAGTTATAGGTGAAGGATTAATAGGTGGTTCTACTGGAGCGTCTGCACAAGTACCTACTTCTGCGATATCAACAGAACAATCTTTAGAAAACCTTAGACAAGAAATAGTTGGCGATAGCATAACAAATGCAATGTTTGACCAAGATACACCTGACCAGGCTGTAGAACAATTGTTAACGGACCAAAGACCTACCACGGCTCCGATGGCCGTTAGAGGTATGCAAGACACAACTGACCCAGAACGAATAGAAAGACGTAGAGAAGCAGAAGCGATTACCCAAGCTAACCAAGAGTTTGAAAACAGAGTTCCAGAAATAGATCTTGAACAACCTGCACAGCCAACCGATCAAGAAGTACAAGATACTTTTCTAGAAACACATGATGAAATTATTAATCAGTTTATGATGCAAGAATTTGGAGAACTAGACAGAGCTGTGCGTAACGCTGGGTTTTTAGATGTGCAGGATAATATTCGTGCTAACTTTGAATTGTTTGATCCAAGGTATCCCGAAAATAGCCCAATGACTGTAAACAGTAGAATTCAAGAGTTTCTTGTCGAAGCCATGCGATCTAGATTACAGGCAGCTGGCACGGACAAAATTGTTAATCAAACAGTAGACCCACGTTTTGATTTTGAAACGGTACCTTTAAACCCGCAAGAAGACATATATTCAAGTGAGTATCAAGATTTTGAAACAGGAGAACCACGAAGAGTTACTAACGCTATTGGCCCTGTAACAGCGAGCATAGCCTCTGCAGAGACAGGCATTGACCCAATGTTCTTGTCCACTTCAACCTTAGTACCATTCTTAACGAACCTTCCACAAGTTATGAGCGCCGAACAGGCCATGAAAACAATCGGCATAAAAGAAGAAGGTAACTGGTTTAAACCTTCAAAAAGTGAGAAAGCTGTTACTGATCGTGTAAGAGAGGCAGTAGACTCAGGGATAGCGGAGCTTTTACAACAGAAGAAGAACCAAGGACAACCTGTAACCAGAGACGAAATAGCTGGTCTTTTCTACGATCATTTAGGAAGGTTCCAAACTAAGCCTAGATATGGCGAAGAAACGCAACACCAAGATAACTACAAGCAACGACATGATGGCGGTCAATACGAACAATTTGCTAAGCTTGGCCCCGAAGCAGACGTTGAGTTGTGGACTATGTATGATGCTAGACTCCCAGCTGGAGAGACTAAAGAAAGTAGCCCTTACTACAATAGAATGTCTGATCCTACGCACAACCCTCATGGTGAAGGAACTAACTTTTGGATAAGAGGCACACAAGTACAAGAAATGGACTCCAACAAATCAGGCTTAGTTTTAGATGAAATACAATCGCAGATTCATGAGCACGGGCAAGATCCAGAAAGACCTGAAGTTTATTTATCAGACGTATCCAGAGAACAAGAATCAGACTTAGAGCCTATTAGACAAAAAATACAAAACTTTGAAAATGCATCTAAACGATTCCGTGACGCACTTGAAGAATCTGATTTTGATGGCGCGCCTAATATTTTTGCTAGTGACGTATCAAACGCATTTAGAAACAGACCAATTCTAGAGCCTACTATAGTAGCGGCAGAATTAGCTTCTGTTTCTCCTGAATTTAAAACAAGACAGGATGATTTTAGAGTTAAGAAAGATAAAAGAATTGCTGAAGTTTTTGCAGATACTATTTACAAAGAGCAGCCTTTTGCTGAGTTTGGTTATCCTTTAGATGAATCTTATCTTTATACGTTAGGCACACTATCTCCTAAACATGAATTAGTTTCGGGGGAGGTGTATCGTAGTTTGAAAGAACAAGGTTTTGATGCTTTAGAATTAGCGTTGACTGATACAGATGTAGGCGTTGCTGTTGCAGACATGCAGAGAGCTTTGCTGGCAGCTAATAGAGAAGTTGTTGATGAAGTTTCAAGGGAACAGGAATCTTTAATTAAAGAATACCTTCCTGCGCTGGCTAGTGAGTACCCTGTACTGAATGAACTTATAGCTGCAGGAGCTAACTATCCTAGTAGAGAAGATCAAACAAGAGTTGCAGATTTTGATAATACTCGATACGAAACGCCTACAGTACCTAACTATCCGTACAGGAAGAACTGGCCTGGAATGGCAGTAAGGACAGGTATCATTAACGCACTAGAAAATAATTTAGATGCAGTCTACATCCCTGCTGGAGGCGTGGGTGGAGCTCCTAAAAGTGTGTATAAAGCAGCACAAAAAGCAGGTAGACAATTAGCACAACAGATAGCTGAGCTTGATCCTACGGTAAATGTTGATGATATATTTAAAGTATTACCAGATAGATCGCAAGGAGCTGCAGACAACCTCTCTCCTTACGCAGAGGTAGATTTAACAGCCTTAAAGAGACTTATTGCGGAAGGCAAGTTTAAAGGATTTAAGGGTTACAAAGAAGGTGGTTTAGTTATGAATTATGGTGATTATGGAAGGAGTTATATTTAATGTATGAATACAATTGCACAGTGGAAAGGGTGGTCGATGGAGATACTATCGACGTTGTGTTGGATCTCGGCTTTGACATTCTTTATAAGTCTCGTGTTCGCCTATATGGCATTGATACTCCCGAGTCACGTACTCGTGACAAAGATGAAAAGGCTAGAGGAAAAATGGCTGGGGCTTTCTTAGAAGAAGCTATCGAGGACGGAGAGAAAGTAATCATACAAACAAAGCTCAAGGACTCCAGAGGTAAGTTTGGTAGAATCTTAGGCGATGTTATTGTAGATGACATAAACATCAATCAGCTCATGGTTAAATGCCACTTGGCGGTAGCCTACCACGGCCAGTCAAAAAACGACGTAGAAGCCGAACACATGCGTAACAGAGACGTTCTTATTGAGA